GGTTTCAGTCGTTGGGATATGATGTAATATTATACCCGGCAATATTACCCATGCCATTAAATCAGTTGGACGGAATATATTATATGACGTTATCGGATGGCGTGCAAACGTGGTATTCTGAAATGTTCACGGTCGTACAAGATGTTTCCGGTTACTTAAAAATACAATGGTGGGATATTGAAAATTTTGTATTTGACGCCGGGCAAATAGTATATAAAAACCCGGATTTCAAAAATACGTTGTACCTTTGTACCGAGTTGGGAAAGCCGGATTATGAATTTGAAGAGGACGGCGAAGAACGGGACGGGTATTTTTTCCCGGAAAAACAAATATCAGTCAAAACGTTTAAATGTACGATATTGGCACCGGAGTTCCTTTGCGACGTTATGCGTTTTATTCGTATGGCTGATTACATACATATAACTGACAAGTACGGCAGGGAATACGATTGCGATACGTTTTTAATTACCCCGAAATGGCAAACGCAGGGGGATTTGGCGAGCGTGGAAATTGAGTTTAAAACAAATACCGTCGTTAAGAAAATAGGACGTGGATATATTATCAATAATAATGGAGATTTCAACGGCGATTTCAATAATGATTTTGACAACAATTAAATTAATTAGATTATGGGAAATTACGAACAATTAAAACAAGCGATTGCCAACGTTATTAAGACAAACGGAAACCAAGAAATTACCGGGGCAATAATGCAAAACGTGTTGAACACGATTGTTTCAACCGTGGGAGCCAACAGAACCTTTGTTGGCATAGCAAATGAAAATACCAATCCCGGCACGCCGGACGGTAACGTTTTTTATATCGCTTATACGGCGGGGAATTATGTAAATTTCCAATTCAAGGCGGGTTATTTGACCGTAAAACCCGGCGAATTGGCAATATTATACAACGAGACGACCAATTGGGGTAAATTTGTTATCGGCATGAGTTCGGACGGCGTTATTGCGCTTGCGAACACAACAAACCAAATCAACGCAACCGGACGTTATGCGTACACGGATACGGGTATTGTAAAGGGGTCAAATGCGGGTTCCCAAAAGGTGCGTACATTTTTGGTTGCGGGTCAACCATACCAATTTACATTAACGCCCGTTGGAGGCAACGCCCCGGTAAATATACAGGGTATTAAAGCCGACGGAACATTTGACATTATTGGCTCCATGACATTAACGCCCGACGGGACAACGAAAACCGTAACGCCAACCGAAAATTATTACGGGTTTACGATTTTTTACGGTTCCCAAACAACCGCCACGTCTGTAAATGTATTGTTTGAAACTCCGACAACCGGGGGAATGGGTTTGCCGGACGGTATGGGGGACGCAACCAACTTTTACCCCGACCCGTTTATTGAGGCGGGTTCGCATATTAATGAATTGGAGGGCGTACAAAATGTTTCCGTTATAGGAACGCCGGAATATTACGCCGACCGTATTGTTTTGCCCGTGGGTTCGTTTTTAGGGGTTTTATTGGATTTGTCGCAATTCCCATATAATCCAACAACGGATTATCTTAACGCATTAATGAAAATTAGTGCGCCGGGTACAGGTCATTTGTTAAATGTGGCATTTGACCCTACAACGTCGGGTGCCTTTATTTCAGCCGTTCAATTAACGACCGACCCGCAATTTGACGGTTGGGTATCTTTTTACAATGTAACCGGACGTTCGACGTTATCCAACCGTTGCCGTGTAACATTAGACAACCGAAAAGGTACACAGCCGTTAACGATTTACCGTTGTATGATGTGGACGGGTCAAGATGTAACCCCGTTCGGTATGTTCGCAAAACAGGCGTGGAACGCATGGAAAAAGGTAAAAGATATTCCCGTTAAAACAATTAATTACGCCCCGTATTACAACGAATTTAATTTACAGGGTTCAGCAATGAATGTTGTAAGAACACGCACAACGTTATCTTATACGGTGAACAATGCCGGAACTACTGCATTTATTGGATATGATTTCAATTTGATGGATAGTCCGTTTGAGATTGGCGACGTTATCGGTTACGGTGCGGATAATGTGGTTGTAAGTAGTGCAACAACCGCCGTAATGTATTGCATATTTTACAATGATTCAGCCGAGATTTCCCGGTTAGCGTTACAATTAAGTGCAGGCGGTTTTCGTACTCACTCCGGCACAATTCCGGAGAATACAACCCGTATATTGATACGTTTCCAAATTAGTGGCGTTGGTGCGGCAATATCGGTTGGCGACAACTATTTGACAAAAGGCGAAATAAACAAATTGAGCGAATGGGAACGCCAAAGCATAAAGCACGGGACAACTGTAAACACAACCGCCGCCGTTGTTTACGTGGATGCGGTCAACGGAAACGACACGAACCCCGGCACGACGGAAAGTGCCGCATTAGCGACGTTTGCCGCCGCATTTTCCAAAACAGGCGTTGATACAACAATTATATTGATAGGGGACACGACCGAACGTTTGAATATCAAAACCAAGTCAAACCAACGTTCCGTCCGTCTTATCGGTAAACGTGGATTAGTTAACCGTATCATTTGCGGAACAAAAATTGATAGCGGAACATTAGTTGCGGGTACAACGAACGTTTACCAAACCCCGTTGTCGTCCTTTCCAGCCGCCGACCATTTCCAATTGTTCCAACATGAGGTATTCGACGAAAGTACGTTGATACCGGACAACGAACGCCACCCGTTACAACGTGGGAAAACGTACCGTTGTGATAGCACAAAGATAACCCGTGTTACGTCGTTGGATGCCGTGAAAACGTCCGAGGGTTACACGTTCTTTTATGATACAGACGTACAAATGTTGTACGTCAAAATCAAAGAGGGTACAACGTTAGCCGCCAACCCGGTTTACATTCCGGGCGGTTCCGGTATTTCCGGCAATGACGGTTCCGTTGCTTTTGAAATGGTTAATATTGAATGTTGGTACGGTTCAATTTCGTTAAGTCTTTGCCACGGCGGACGGGCGATTGATTGCGCAGCAAAATACGCATTGGGCGGCGGTGCGTGGTCGTGGGCGGCGGCAATTGGTGTGGAATTGATACGATGCGAAGCGGCACGGGCGTTTAGCGGTTCGACTACCGGGGACGGGTTCAACGCACACAGCACAACGACTGACCCGGCATTGGCGAAACATACCGTTGCAACGATGATTGATTGTTGGAGCCACGACAATAACGACGACGGATATAGCGACCACGAACGTTGCGAAACAACCATTATTGGCGGATTGTTTGAATACAACGTAAAAGCCGGATTAACGCCCGCTTTTGGTTGCCACGATACGATATATAACGCCTATTGCCGTAAACAGGTTAAAAGCGGTATCGCATTAGTTGGAAGCGCAACGGTGGCGGAGGGCGGCAGAGGTTCGCAAATATTCGTGATTGGTTGCATTTGCGAGAACAACACAAACAATTATTACGTTTCCGGCGATAAGTCCGGGGCGGATGAAAATTTTGGTAAGTTCGTAAATTGTATATCTTTGAACGGTTCAGAATATGGGTATTTGTGCGGAACGAACGCCCGTATTGAATTGAACAATTGCACGGATAGCGGAAGCCCAACCGCAAAAAGTGGCAACGTGATAGTAAATAACGCCGCATTGGTAGAATAATTAACCGGGGGCGGGTGCGCCCGTCCCTATTTTCACTTACTTAAATGATGCAAGAACGTAACATTATTAACGGAACAACCAACGGCGGTTGACAACCGCACGGAATTTATGTTGTGCGAGATTATAAAGCAATAACCAAAACGGGGGCGGTTTACCGCCCCCCCTTAACTCTTTATTTATGGACGATATGGATAAAATTTTTAGTTGGGAACAATGGCGTATGATATTCGCCACGACCGCAAGCCCGTTATTTGCATATCTGACCCCGACGGCGGGGTTTATGTATGCGTTAGTTATTATGTTTGCGTTCAACATTTGGGCGGGAATGAGGGCGGACGGCGTGGCGATAAGGAATTGCAAACGCTTTTCGTTCCATAAGTTTAAGAACGCATTGGCGGAATTGCTTTTGTACGTCGTTATTATACACGTCATTTATTCCGTTATGTTGCAATGTGGCGACGACGGGGCGGCAATGATTGTTATTAAGTCGCTTACATACGTGTTCATGTATGTATATTTGCAAAATGCGTTTCGCAACTTAATTAAGGCATACCCGAAGAAAATAGCCTTACGGATAATATACCATGTTATCCGGTTGGAATTTACACGGGCGTTGCCGTCTTATTGGCAACCAATAATCGAGCGTTTCCAAAAGGAAACCGATGACGATATTATTAACGATAAAGAAAAGGAGGTAAGAAAATGAAACCTATTGTTATTTTAGACAACGGACACGGCGAAGAAACCGCCGGGAAACGTTCCCCGCTTTGGGGCGACGGTTCGCAACTGTTTGAATGGGAGTTTAACCGGGACATTGTGCGACGTATCGCCGCCAAATTGGACGATTTGGCGATTGGGTACGAGATATTGACCCCGGAAACAAACGACGTGTCATTGGCGGAACGTTGCCGCCGAGCAAATGAGATTTACCGCAATTACAATGAAAAGGCGTTTTTGGTATCCGTCCATGCCAACGCCGGAGGCGGTACGGGTTGGGAGGTTTACACGTCGCCCGGAGAAACGAAAGCGGATGCAATCGCCACGGTATTCGCCGAGGAAGCGCAACGGGTATTCGTCCCGGACGGTTGGCGTATGCGTTTCGATTATGCCGACGGCGACCCGGATAAGGAAGCGGCGTTTTATATCCTCAAACACACGAGTTGCCCGGCAATCCTTACGGAAAACTTTTTCATGGATACCGAAAAAGATTGCCGTTTCATAATGAGCAACGAGGGACGGGAACAAATTGCAAATATGCACGTCAGTGCAATAAAAAGAGTTATAAAGTTATGACACAACAGGAAATGCAAAAATTCATTACCGACAATGTATTAAAGCAAGGTAATGAGGGTGCAATAAATATTGCCCCGTTATTGTCTGCAATGGTTGATAAGATGTTTGCAGACCCGGAAACAGGAGTTGCCCCAATAGTCGTTGCGATAGCCGAGGCAGGGACGAAAGACGGGACAAAAACCCGTTACGACGTAACGACCGAGCAAGCAACGATAAATCAGTATATCGACGCCGTAACGGAGGAAAAAGCGAAAGCCCGGTTATTTATCCAAGACGGCGACGCATTGATTGGGTTTACTTATTTGGAGATAAGCGAAACCACGATTACAGGGCAAAGCATTGCCCCCGACGGTTCGTATAAATTGTATCTTTCAAAGGAGGCGGGAACGTCTTATTTTGAGCATGACGACGAAGTAAAGAGTATTGCAAGCGTTACCGAAGCGGAAATTGCAGGATACAACGAAATGTTCGGCGCAACTTATGACCCTGTAAATAATAAATTTGCCGTCCAAATCGGCACGGTAAGCGCACAATTAACCCCCGGTCAAATGATGTTGACGACGGAGGAATACAACAAAGCAAGCAACGACGCCGATTATACCGCAATGTGGGCGTATGCGATTGCCGAATATATTTGTTGCCCGCCGTGGTTCGAGGGGTTCGCCGGGTTCAAATTGCATAGCGCATTTTATAAGGCAGAAAAAACAATCTTTATCGACCTTAATACGGTTGAATTGCCCGTTGCGACGTTGGCAAATGCCTTTTATGGTTGTTCCCGGTTGGAGCAAATAACCGGAATACTAAAAATTGGTTCCAACGTCCCCGTAACGGATGCGTTCAAAGGATGCGCCGTATTGCATACGGTCAAGTTGTCCGGGTTATCCTCAAACATTGATTTGTCGGATTGTGCGCAATTGAGCGTCGAAACGATAGAACATTTGATTGAAAACAGCGTACAACCCGGAAGCGGAACAATTACAATTACCGTTCACCCCGATGTAAACAACAATATCAACAACAATAGTGGTTGGGCGGACGTTCGGGCGTTGTTGCAGGAAAAAACGTACATTACAATCCAAGCGGCGACCGTATGAAAAAGTATTTGATTTTGGCGGCAATCATTTTGGCGGTTGCCGCCGCCTTTTGGGTACAACAAAGCCGTATTAAGCGATTGACCGACGAACGGGATAAATACCGGAGTAATACCGAAACGTTGTTGCAGGACGTCCGCACGTATCAAACAAAGGATAGTTTGAACGCCGCAAAGGTTGGGAATTTGGAGTTGAAATTATCCGAATACAAAAAATACCGGGCGGACGATGCGGCGTTAATCAAATCGTTGCAGACAAAGAACCGGGATTTGCAAAGGGTTACGACGGCACAAATGAAAACGATTAACGAATTACGGGCGAACGTCCGGGATAGTATTGTATATTTGCCCGGCGATACGGTTACGACCGTATTACGTTGTATTGAGTATTCCGACAAATGGGTTGACCTTGACGGATGTATTATAAATAATACGTTTTCGGGCAAAATTATAACACGGGATAGCCTTTTAATAACGGAAAGTGTGCAATATAAGCGTTGGTTAGGTTTTTTATGGAAAACAAAACGGATAAAAAACCGTGAATTTGATATTGTTTCAAAAAACCCAAATTCAAAAATTACCGGGTTTGAAGTTATAACCATAGAAAAATAACTATCTTTGCAAAAACGGGGATAGTTCGGAGTAGCTACCGAATGAAAAAAGATGCAACCACTTTTCCCCTTTTCTCTTTTGGTTGCTTACTTAAATGGTTGTATAATGGAAATATGGAAAGATGTACCCGGATATGTAGGGTTATATAAAGTGAGTAATTACGGGCGTGTAAAATCTATTAAGAAACAATTAGTTTTGAAAATATGTGGTTCCGGGAATAGATATAAAACCGTTGCTTTATGTAATGGGATGCGCAAAACGTTTCGATTACATATATTAGTTGCGGCGGCTTTCATTCCGAACCCGGAAAATAAACCATGTATCGACCATATCGACGGCAACCGAGCCAATAACCATGCCGACAACTTGCGTTGGGTTACATATTTGGAAAACAACAACAATCCTATTACAAAAAACGATTGAGCGAAAACAACGCTAAAAATATGCAAGGTAAAGAGGGCGTATTGCATCCAAATTCAAAACCCGTTAAGATGATGAAAAACGGAATTTGCCTCAAAACATATCAATCTATCCATTTAGCCAAAAAAGATGGGTTTAACGATACATTGATAATTCGATGTTGTAAAGGGCGTATGAAAAAACATAAGGGTTATAATTGGGAATATATACAATAGACATAACAAGGGGGTGTAACAAGACGTTGTAACCCCTTTTTCTATTGAGCTATTTTTAGCCCGTTTCCGAGCATTTTATTTCAAAGTGGGTAATTTATATGTCCCGCTTGCAAAAGTCGCTTAAATCGAAAATTCCAAGAAAATAATTCTTTTGGAACCAAAAACGGAATCTTTTATAGGAAAACACGAAAATAAAAGAAAATTCTTTTGGTAGTTAAAATAAAATGCCTTATATTTGTGCCATGTTAATAAAACGCCCGGTCGTTTTCCCGGTAACAAAAAGAGCGATACAATGAAGCCCGCAGATATTTACAACGATTTGGAATATACAACAAGAGAGATTAACCGTACTTTCAAAATCAAAGTAAACGGATTGTTCAACGGCAAAAAGATTAACACGTTGGTTGGCGTTTCCGGTTTGATTAAGTTAGTAGGCGTTGAAATGGCGAACAAATTATTGCGCCGTGCTTTCCGTTGTGTCAAAGACGCCGAACATTGTAAGTTGCGCCGGGGTTTGAAAATATCCTTTTATTATTACTAATCCGACCGGGCGGGTTCCCGGAACCAAATAAATTTCAAATATGGAAACAAAGAAAAGAACACAGGCGACGGACATTGCCGAGATTGCAACCAAGTAGACGGCAAAGTTAAATTTTCGTCAATCATTTACAGCCAACGAATGTTGTCGGAGAAATACCGGGAAACAGGGGTAAACGATATGTATTTTATCGGCAAAAAATTTGGGTTGTGGTTTTATACAAGCCGGGCGGCATTAGATAGCCTTTGTTATCTGCAAAACCCTAAATTCCCGACGTGGGTATTGTGCGAAAATTCATTGAGTTTGTACGAAATAAGATAATAACCCGCCGGGGGTTCGTCCCCCGGCACAATAACAAAGATTATGGCAAAGTATATTTTGAGCAAGAAAGTGAAAGGCAAAAAGTATCAGTACACCGTTACCGACGAAAAAGGCAACGTTATTTCAACAAGAACGTCCGCCCGTGATTATGTGGCGTGTACCGCCAACGGCGAATTTTATTTTGGGCGGTTGGACTTAATCGGCAAAGGCGACCACGGCAAAGGGTTGAGCCGCACGACGGAAATATTGGCAAATCCCGAACGGGCGTATAAAAAGCAAGTCGAATACTTTGTGCCGTCTTATCGGAAAGAATGGATTGCCGAGAACCCCGCCGACGAATGGATTGCCCGCAATGTTAATTGGGCAACCGAACGCCAAAAGGAATTAAACGCAATCGCATATTTACAGCCGGGGGAATAACCCCGGCTTTGCCTGTTATGGATATACGATTGACAGAGGAACAACGGGAAATATTGAGCGGTCGAATTTGCCCGTATTGCCACGTTCCGACCGAGTACAAAAATAGTATTGAGGTTTACGGCGTTGATTATGGAATGATTTATTATTGTCCCCAATGCGGGGCGTATGTGGGTGTTCATAAGGGAACCGACCGGGCAAAGGGTCGATTGGCAAACGCCGAGTTGCGCCGATGTAAGATTGAAGCGCACCGATATTTTGATGAATTGTACAAACGTGGACTAATGAGGCGACGGGAGGCGTACAAATGGTTATCCGACCAATTGGGATTACCCCCGGAATATACGCATATTGGAATGTTTAACCCCGAAACGTGCGCAAAGGTCGTGGACGTTTCAAAAAAGTATTTATTAACCATGCGATTTGCATTAAGACGACAGGATAAAATAAAAGCGCATTTTGAACCCAACGGGGACGAAATGTTGAACCGGATAAAAGAGAGTTTAACCCGGTTTTTTGCTGCCGACCGTTCGGAGTTCCCGGAGGGATTGCGGGATATTGAGGACGATTTTAACCATTATCCCGGCGACCCGTACCCGACCATTGCAGTAAATGACGTTGGCGACCCCGACCGAATGATTGAATTTTATGTTACCGGGAAACAATACGACGTTTACCATTTGGCATTTAAGGGATTTATAAAGGGTTAAGATTATGGGAGCGATAAAAAGGAAATGCGATAATTGCGGCAAAGAGTACAACGCCGATACCCGCAATTTGCGTCGGGGTTGGGGGCGTTGTTGTTGTAAGAGTTGCGCCGCCCAATTGAGAGAAAAGAGAAAGCCGGGATATAATCCGAAACGGGTTGCAATAAATAACGTCCGGCGTCAATGTTGGACGGATTGCCCGGAAACGGAACGTTACCCGTTTAGTTATGACGGGGCGGATTTCGACCAATGGGGAGATTGCGAATTTGGAATACATGATTAAAACGAGAATATGGAAAGCGTAATTATTGAGGAAATAACCGACCAAACGGGATATTATGGCGATATATACCGATTTTGTTATTGTGCGGCGCAAATGGCGTTGGAAAAGATGAACCCCCGGACGTAACAGATACGCCGGGGGTTCGGTACGCAGTAACCGAGAGCGATTTTTGGTAATGCGGTATTGCAAAGGTAGGTTAAAAATCGGGTATTTCACGCACCCGGCAAAAATGATTTCGCAAAACAAAGATTATATTTTTGGTAATTAAAAAAATCTTTCTACCTTTGCAGAACAAAAGATTAACAGCCTACCCGGAGGGATACCGGGAAATGATATGAAAATAAAAGAAAGTGAACAATTAAAGATGTTGGCGACCGAAAGCGGGAAAACTGCCAACCAAGTATCCGAAACAATCGTTACGGAGTTAATCAACAAACAGATTATCGAGAACATAAGCGACAATTGGGGGTTCCCGGTCGCCGATTGTTACGAACGGGATGTTACCGTTGTGGAAATGGTGGACGTTATCCGGGCAATTGGTATTTACCCGGTTCGTTCCGTCCATTTGGACGCCCTGTTGGAATGTGTATTGATTGGCGACGATGATTGCCCGGAGTGTGGCGGGGAAATGGAGGTTACAGACGGCGAGTATAGACGTACCGGAGGCGACGGATATTTGACCCCGCCGGAATATAGCCCGATTTGGGAGGAAAAAACGTGCCGCAATTGCGGATACAAAGAGAGCAACGAACCAAGTTATTAACAAAAAAATTTAAGTTATGGCATTGAGATTAAGAGTAAACGAAGCAATCGCCCGTTCCGAGGCGAACGGGAAAAAGGTTTTGAAAAAAGACATTGCCGCCCGTCTTTTTGAGGGTGCAAGCGAGAGCGCACAACAGGTAAATATGACGAATTTATGTAACGGCACGACCAAACGGATTGTCCCGGAATGGGTCGTTATTCTTTGCGAAATGTTGGATTGTACGGCGGATTACCTGTTTGGCATGGAGGGCGGAAACAATGAAAAGTAAGTTTATCGAATGGTTGGAAGCCGCCGCCGAAACCATGTTTTCCGGGTTGTTTCAAGCGAAAGCCCTAATTGTTACGTTTGGCGCATTTGGGTTATGTTGTTTGATTGGCGCATTTTGGAACCCGTGGCAATTGTTATTTGCGGCAATGTGCGCCGCAATGGTATTATGTGGAATTTCAGAATATAAAAAGTACAAGTAATGAGAGCAAAGAGCGATAAACCGGGCGACCCGGTAAAAGAGGTTGCGGGAACCGTCGGCAATGTTGCGTCGGATATGTTCCCGGAGATTAACGAGGAACAACAAACAATTATTCCCCCGTTCGTTGATGTTCAACCGGAACAACCAACCGGAGTGTTTGAGATAATACCGGGCATGACGGTTGAGGAAATGACGGCAATGTTTTTCGACGAAAAAACATTGATTGAACCCCCGTATAAGGTTTGGCAGTTAAACATCAAGGGACACCGATATTATTACCGATATGACGACGCCGGGAACCCGGAGTTTTTCCCGTCGGTTACAACTATATTGTCCCAAACATTACCCAAAGCCCCGCACCTTATAAATTGGATTGCGAACAAAGGCATTGAGGAAGCCGAGCGATACAAAGGCAAACGGGCAGCGTATGGAACGTTTATGCACGCCGCATTTGAGGAATTATTGATTAACCGAGCGTATGATTTGGACGGGCTAAAAGGCAAACTAAAAGAATACATTGAGGTTTACCGATTGCCGGACGACTTTATTTATTACGCCGACGATTTGAAAAAGGACGTATTGGCGTTTGCGCAATTCGTATTGGATTATGATGTACGACCGTTAGCCGTTGAAATTGCGTTGGTACACCCGTATTACAAGTACGCCGGAATGATTGATTGCCCGTGTACCATGCGGGCAAAGATTGGAAGCAACGACCGGATTAACGCAATTGTCGATTTCAAAAGCGGGCGAAAAGGTTTTTACGAGGAAAGCGAAATACAATTAGGAATGTACCGGGATATGTGGAACGTCAATTTTGAGCAATTCCCCGTTACCCGTATTTTCAATTTCAGCCCGAAAGATTGGCGCAAAAAAACGTCGTACAATCTGAAAGAGCAAACCGAAAGCCCCAATATACGGAAAATCCCCTATCTGTTGGAGATTGCCGCCATTGAGGACGAAAAGCGGGACAACACGTTTACGGCGGTTAATGGTATGGTTGTATTGGACGACGCCCCGGATTTGTCCCAAAATGTAATATCGTTGTCTTTGGCGGAATTGATTAAAACGAAAGCCCCCAAAGAGGCGACCCCGGACGAAACCACGGACGCCGCCGAAACCGTCAAAGCGGATGCGGTTGCCCCGGAACAAACGCCGGAACCGGAGATTAAGAAAACAAAGATTGTGAAACGCACCGGGAAAACGGCAAAGGAGGCGGAAAAGAAGCCCGCCACGGGACGAAAGGAGGCAAAACGGACTGTTGCACCGGAAAAGGAACAAAAGCCCGCAAATGCGCCAAAAAAGCCCAAAAACGAGAATAAGAAAAGATTGTTGAACGACGACCCCGAAATATAAAGAGCATGAAAGGACGAATAAGACGACCGGAGGCGGAAAAATCCCGTTTGATTTTGCCCCGTGTCGGACAAATAAAAATCGGAATGAAAAACGCCAACGGATACCCGCAAAGCGTGGATTATTTCATACCAACGGGAAAGTATGCCGGGTTATTTACACAGGCATACGGCGAAAAGCCCCAAACAATTCAAATCGTTTTCCCGGACGACGACCCGGCGAAAGTATGCAACGAGCGGTACGAGTACCGGGACGACGACGGACGATTGATTGCGGCGGGCGACGGCGAAACGTTCCAAGTTTGGGACGGCAAAAAGTACGAAACATTGACAACGGAGGAATACCCGAATTTGATGTTGGCTATTACCAAGCGTTACCCCAATCGGAAAAGCAAACAGGACGGACACGACGGTTGGGAAATTACGTTGACATTGAATTTTATTGTACCGTTGGTACGTGGCGTTGCCGGGGTATGGCAGTTTTCAACAAAGGGTACGGCGTCCACAATCCCGCAAATCCGGGAAACATTCGACGGTATGTTGGCGGAACGGGGATTTTGTAAGGGAATTATATTTGATTTGAACGTACAATTTGCCACGACCCAAAAGCCCGGCGACAAATCCCGTTTCCCTGTTGTTTCATTGGTTCCGAACGAAAGCCCGGACAATGTTTTAAGAGTGCGCAAAGCGTGGGAACCTGTTAAACAATTGGAGGGCGGCGACAATGGCAACGAATAATACAATTACCCGGCGTAAATACGACCGGGATTATTGCCAAATGGCAAACGAGTTCTTAAAAGATACCCGTTTGAGTTGGAAAGCGAAAGGAATAATTGCATACGTCCAAATGTTGCCGGACGATTGGGTTTTGAATATGCGAGATTTGACGAACCGGGCAACCGACGGTCGGGATAGTCTGTATAGTGGTATTAAAGAGTTGGAAAAGTTCGGGTATTGCTCAAAGATTATGCAAAGGAACCCGGACGGGACAATTGCGGGGTTTGCTTATGAGATTTGCGACAAAGCAATTTTTCAACCATTTACGGAAAATCCGGTTATGGATGCACCGCAACCGGAAAACCCGGATACGGTTAAACCGGATACGGTTAAACCGGATACGGAAAAACCGACACTAATAAATACTAATATTACTAATGACCCAAATAAACCAAATACTAATCATAGTAAACCCGCCAACCCTGTTGTCGGGGATTTGTTCCCGGAACAACAACAGGATTTGGAAAAGGATAAAAAAAGAACGTCCATATTTCGCAATTCCGATGTTTACAAATTGGTTAAGTTCGGGGCGGGCGGCGTAAATGATTATTCCGAGTTTGAAAAACTGTTTGCGACGCCGGAATTTGAAAAGGTCGATTTGATTTATTATTTCCACACGGTCGCCGATTGGTCGGAAACCAAACAGGGAGTTAAGCGAACCCGCACGGGTTGGATTGCGACGGTACGCAATTTTATCCGGGGCGACATTGAGAAAAAGAAATTGCATTTGAAACCGGAATACCAAGCCCCGCAAAAACAGTTGAACGTGGCGGGCGCAATGGAATTTCTTAACAACGATTATTGATTATGGAAAATTTGCCGGAAACAGTAAATACGCAATCCGTGGCGTTGGCGATATACAACCCAACGCCCGGTACAAAAGCAATCGACATACGCCGACAAATGTTGCAATTACCGGAGGTTGCCAAATCGTTATCCGGGGTCGAAAAGTACATTTTCGCCGCCTCAACGAAAATGCAAATTGCCGATATTGACGACGACACGTTGATTGCGAAAACCGGGCAAATGTTCCGGTTTATTGCAATGGACGTCGGGTATATAATCCCGACCAATTCGGAAGATTGGGCGTACATTTGTACCCGGTTGTTGGATATACTCAAAAAATACTATTCGCAAATGACATTGGCGGATATTAAGTTGGCATTTGAATTGGCGACGACCGGGGAATTGGACGACTATTTGCCGAAAGACAGTCAAGGCAACCCGGACAAAAAGCATTACCAACAGTTTAACGCCGATTATTTCGCAAAGATATTGAACGCATACCGCCGGAAACAAAACGGGGTTATACATAAAGCGTATAAGGCATTGCCGGAGCCGAAAAAGGAATTGACGCCGGAGGAAAAACGGTATTATCACAACCAAACCGTCGCCCGATGTAGGGAGGTATTTTTGCAATACAAATATACCGGGCGGTTTGTGTTGGGGATTACTGACGGAATGTTAATTTATGATTGGTTGCGAAAGTTGGGTTTTGCCAATGAGGTTGCCGGAACCGAAGACGACCGCAAACAAGCATTTGCCCGATATATGCAACGTGTCGCCCGTGGGTTCGTCAACAAGTACGAGGCGTACCACGTCCAACGTAAGGGAACCGACGCCCCGGAGTTGGATTTTACGGCGTATGAGATAGCGAGGGACAAAGAGATTGCCCGGACGTTTGACCGAATGATTGCCGACGAATTACAGATTGATAACTATTTAGATTTTTGGAAATGAACAAAATAACGATTGATTGTATTATTGGGATTGACCCCGGAAAAAACGGGGGGATTGCCGTTTGGCGTCCGAACCATAAAACCGAGGTAATAAAAATGCCGGGCGACCTTATGGAGTTGCGGCAATGGTTTGATTATATGAAAAGTATTTGCCGCCCGTTGGTATTCGTCGAAAAGGTTCAATTGCGCCCGGACGACGTGAACGACAACCCCGGTAAGGCGTTCCGGGTTCAAAAACTGTTATCCGAGTTCGAGAAACTGAAAACGATAATTGCCATGTGCGACGTACCGTTTGTTTTGGTACACCCCCAAAAATGGCAAAATGAATTGAAATTGCGGGTTAAGGGAGAGGAAAAGCCGGAGCGCAAAAAGCGATACCAACGAGCCGCCGCCGATTATTACCCCGATGTTAAGGCGACGTTGTGGAACGCCGACGCCCTTATGATAATGCACTTTGGACGGTACATTTTGCACAACAACCCCCGTTGGGTTTTGGAGAATTTGCCCGCCCCGATGCACGACCGTTTATTTTAAGCCCGTATTTCGATTATTTTGTTTGAATGGGTAAAAGTATGGCAGACGAAAACAAAAGCCCGCAAATCGAAAATCCGGCGAAAATAACGTTGGAAGAATTGGCGTACATGGTTAAACAGATGCGCCACAACCAACGGAGGTGCGAACGGAACCCAACGCCGGAAAAGATTGCAACCCGGACGGCATGGGAACAAAAAGTTGACGGCGTTATTGCCGTCTTAACAGATACGCAAATGAAATTATTTTGATTTTATCCCGGTACGACTTGCGCCGTATCGGGATTTTTTGCCCTAACACGAAAATAAAAAGAAAAAATTTTGGTAATTAAAATATTACCCGTATTTTTGTGGCATGAAATAACAACGACCGGGCGTTTTCCCGGTAATGCTAAAAAAATAAAAGCAATGAGAGCGAAAACAACAATCAGCGATTTCAGGTTTGAGTTTGCCGGGTACGGACATTACAAAGTAACTTACACGTCGCCCGTTACGGGTAAAAGTTGGACGGCAAAAACAAATGATATGCCGTTAATTGATGCGACAAAGAACGCCGACGACCCCAAACGTTGCGATTTGGAAACCCTTAAACGAGTTTGCAAAAATGGATAAGGACGAATTGGGAGCCGTTCGCCATGCAATGACGGCAAAAGAGTTGGACGACCTGTATAAGCGTTTGGAAAACTTTATTGCCGATTGCACCCGGTCGGAGGTTGACGCCAACCGGGATGCGCTTAACAAGGTGCAAAGCATGATACACCAAAGAATGATATTAACAAACAAATAAGTAGTAACCGCCGGGGGCAACCCCGGCATAAAAAGAGCGATAAAATGATTATCAAAAAATTAGAGTTGTCGAATTTCCAAGTAATTAAGGAGTTCAACGCAGATTTTGAGGGTAATGTATATTTCATTACCGGGGACAATGAGTTAGGAAAATCCACGCTATTAAAGGCAATCGGGGCGTTGTTGACCGGGAACCGGGACGCCGTGTTGCGTAATGGCGAGGACAAAGGGTTTGCCAAAATGGTTGTCGGCGACGACGGCAAGGAATACGACGTTGAATTGCGGTTTACCAAAGCCAACCCCCGTGGTACGTTATCAATCAAACAGAAAACAACCGGGATGCGGTCGGATAACGTAAGTATGTTGCAAAAGGTTTTCGGATATACGGATTTTGACGCCGTGGAGTTTTCCCGGTGGTCTGAAACCGCCGAGGGTCGCCGAAAGCAAGTGCAATACGTCCGGGCATTGTTGCCGGAGAATGTGCAAAAACGTATTGCCGAGATTGACGCCGAGGTTATGACCGTTAAGGAGAAAAGAAAGGACGCCAACGCCGAGGTCAAGACGTACACGACCATTTGCGCCGCCGCCGAAAAGCAGTTGAAACCGGGCGACGTCAAAACGTATGCCGAGAAAATCGACATTGCCGATTTAATGGAGGAACAAAACGAGAACGCCCGGTTGATTGAGAAAGCGAAAACCGTGCGTACCGCATTGCAAACCCGGACGGAACAATTGGAGGCAATCCCCGGTCGTATCAAAGCCGCCGAGGAAACCAAGAATACAGAGATTGACGCCGCAATAAAGTATGAGGCGGAAGCCCAAGCCGAATACGACCGGATTGTTGCCGAGGCAAAAAAGGCATTGGAAGCGGCAAAGAAAAAGAGCAAAGCCGATGCGAAAGCCGCCGCCGACAAATACGACGAAACATTGGCGCAAATCCAAACGGATAAAGCCGATTACGAAACCCGCAAGAACAACGCCGCCGCATGGTTGGCAAAGTACGAGGACAACAACCCGGAGAATTTGGATACAGCCGAACGCCTCAAACAAGCCGAGGAACACAACAAAATCAATGCGTTGGTTGTGGACTATCTGACGAAGAAAAAGCAAAAGGACGCCGCCGAAAAGGTCGCCCAAACCCACGAAAAAAAGTTGTCGGATTTGCTCAAAGAGCGGGAAACCCTTATTGCGAAATCGGAATTGCCGATTGCCGGGTTGACGTTCACGGACGACGGGTTGGAGTTAAACGGTGTGCCGTTTGTCGCCGGGAAAGTGTCGGATAGTCAGATAATGGAGGTTGCCGCAAAATTGATTATCGCAAGCAATCCGACCGTTAAGGTATTCCGCATTGCGAGGGGCGAAAGTTTGGGCGCAAAACGTCTGCAATCCCTTATCGAATTAGCCCGGAAAGAAGGGTATCAAGGATTTATAGAGGAAGTCAAGCGAGGACAGGACGATTTAATTATTGAGGAATACAGCGAAACCGAGTAATTAACCGGGGCGTCGGTTCCCCGGCGTCCCTTAAACAAAACAATATGGAAGTTAAAGAAATGACAATTGCGGACGTGTTGAAAATGCCGTTGTTTTTTGAGAACGTGAAACGCCAATTAACGAGCCTTTGGAACGACCGGGAGAAAGCCCGTAAGGATGCGACCCGGAATAATACGAGGTTGCGGGCGCACGTTATCGACCGTATGCACAATACCGGGCATTGGGAACCGGGAAATTTCGTTATTCTTTTCGCAAAAGTTTTGGATAAGGTCGCAACCGGGTATTCGTCGAGCGAACGGGCGTTTATCCGTGCGGTTGGAATGACAGCGTTTGATATCACAATGCAAAAGTTAATCGACGATGAGAAAGCGAGAAATAACGGCAACGGGGACGATAAATAATAACGGCGGGTTGGCAATGTACATGGGCGAATTAAACGAATTTTTCAAGGGTTGGAAAGGTTCCCGGATAATTGCCCGGTTCATTGTTGCGTCGCCCGGTTCGTCCGAGGCTTTGAAAGGCTATTATTTCAACTATGTTGTACCCACGTTCCGACACGCCATTTGGGAGGCGGGCGAACGTCTTACGGAGGAACAAACGGAACGGAGGTTGCGGGAGTTTTCCCCAATTATGTACGTCGAGCGGGTCAACGAGGAAACCGGTAAATATTCCCACGAATTGCGCACCGTGGCGGAATTGTCGAACGCCGAGTTAATCGAGCATATCGAAACACTCAAACAAATTGCCGCCGAGGAATACAACACGTATATTGACGACCCCCGAACGTTGTAAGGTATGTTTTGCAAGTGTAACGGAAATCGTAAGAATTACCCGTTGGCGGGTTGGCGGATTATTCGCCACGAATACACGCCAAAGCATTACAGCCGGATAAAGTGTTTGCGTTGCGGGTGCGTTTGGATTACACGGGCAAAATATGTTGAGCAAACGCCCAACGACGACGGGCAAAAACGATTATTTAACGAATAAAAAAGTAACGAGAGTATGAAATTTGAATTAAAAGACATTTGTTTTTTTGATTGCGAAACAACAGGAGTACCCGCAAAGGGTTTGAAATGGGATGCGGATTTTAACCAATTCCCGCACGTCGTACAATTGGCGTGGGCGTTCGGCGACAAAGAACGCAGTTTTATAATTAAGCCGGACAATTACGAGATACCGCCGGAAACAACCGCAATACACGGAATAACGACCGAACGGGCAATTGCCGAGGGTGTACCGTTTGCCGAGGTTATCGACGAATTTTTGACGGATGCCGCCGCCGCACCGCTTGTATGTGCGCACAACATTTATTTCGATACGTCGATGTTGAAAGCGAACATTTTGCGTTATTGCGGCAAAGAGTATTACGACGCCAAAGCCGAGGACGCATTGCATAAGGGAAAGTGCATTGATACAATGATGAAAACTATTAAATTTGTCGGCGCATTGTATCAGAATGGCAAACCGGGAAAATTCCCCAAATTGGAGGAATTATTTGCAAAGTTGTTCCCCGGCGAAACATTCCCGGCGCACGACGCATTACAGGACGTTAAGGCATTACGCCGATGCGTCCCGGAATTGGTCGAATTGGGGATTATCGAGTTGAAGCAAAAGGAATACCCGGCGGAACAACTCAAAGCGAAATTTGAGCCGGAAAAGTCCGGAAACGGGGGCATTGAGTTTTACGACCCGAACCCCGTAACGGAGCCAATCGGAACCGGGAACCCCAAGCGGGAACCCGTACCGGAACCGGAACCAATCCCGGAACCTCAACGCCCGGCGGTCGCCCGGAATAAGACGACAAAGGATTTGTTGGACGAAACAGATTTTTAGAATATGGCAAAGCGAACGAAAGACGAATTTACACGGGATTGGATAATTGAAAATTCCGTTGAGATTTTGAGCCGATACGAACCCGGAGTTTTGACAATCCGTGCGTTGCATTATCAATTGGTTAGTATCGGCATGACGAACACGTTGCAACATTACAAACGTGTCGTCGCCGCAATGGAGGTCGCCCGGTGGGACGGTCGGGTTGATTTTGAGGCGTTCAGCGACCGAGATAGGGCAATGTGTGGTTATACCCACGCCGAGCCAACCAATTTGGAGGACAAACAGGACGAAGCAAAACAACAGGTTCGGGCGTGGATGCGTTCGTATGGGAAAAACCGTTGGGAAAATCAACCCTATTATCCCGAAATCCTTATTGAAAAGAAAGCATTGGAGGGCGTTTTTGCGAAACCGTGCGCCAAATGGGGCATTGCGGTTGGTGCTTGCAAAGGGTATCCGTCGTTGACGTTCTTATATGAATTGTCCGAGCGTATGCGGGACGCCATAAGCAACGGGAAACAACCTATAATCCTGTATTTCGGAGATTACGACCCGTCCGGGGAAGATATACCCCGGTCAATTGGCGAGAATTTGGAGAAATTCGGGGTTTACGGGGTTGAAATACGCCGTATTGCCCTAATGGAACAACAGGTTATCGAATGGGGATTGCCGCCCGCCCCGGCAAAGGAAACAGACAGCCGGACGGCAAATTGGGACGGATTGGGACAGGTCGAATTAGACGCCGTTAAGCCGGAAAAATTGATTGCTTTGTTGGACGATGCGATTAACGAGATATTCGACCAAGATTTGTACGACGAATTGATTGCAACGGAAGCCGAGGAACGGGAATTGTTCCAAGCCGAGTTAAAACGATACGTTGAGGAAGATTTGTAAAACCGAGCCGGGCGGGTTCCCGGCAACAAATAAATTATCAAAAAATGAGCGAGAAAAAAGAAACCGCAAACGTAATGCCGATACCGTCGGAAAAGTCGTTTGCATTATCGAAAGTCAAGACGTTAAAAGACGGCGGGTTGGGTGTTCATTATGAAGTTACCGAAATAATCGGCAACGAAAGTTATACGAACAAATACCACGTCGAGAGCGCAAAGGACATACACCCCGATTTGCGGGAATGTTTCGACCGCTTGCGCCCAATCATGGGACGTATTTTCAATATCACGTCCTTTTTGTCAATGGTCGAAACCGACGATTTTAAGGCGAACAAGAACCAAAAGGAGGTCGCCCGCAATTTCGCCGACGAAATGTTGAAAAACATTGAGGTTCGGGGCGTGTCCTATTCCGGTAAAGACGATAACGTTGGGGTCGTCCTTACGGGATTGTTCACGGTATCCAACAACCAAAAGACGGCGATAAATTCGCCCCGTCTGAAATTCAATACCGAAACGTTCGGTTTTGAGGAGGAATTGGAAGCAATCGTTGCGGACATTGAAAACGAGGTTTACGCATTTTTGTTCAAAGGCAAAAAGGCGCAATTGGAATTGTTCGGGGCTGACGGCGAACCCGCACCGGGTTTGGTCGCAGAGCCGGAAAAGGAGAACGGATTGTTCCCGGAGGTCGGCGACCCGGCTAACGAGGACGACCCGGAGGACGAAACGGCGGATATGTAAGCAATGGAGCCGATATTGCTAACAGACCGGGAAGAATACCAATTTGTAACCGATAGGGGGTTTTGCCCCCTATTGGATTACAAGCGGTTTACAATGGATATTCGGTTGCGTGTCGAAATCCAACGGGAATTGTTCGGGTATTGCGTTTTTGGTCGTGGGAATATCCCACAGGCAAACGAACGGTTTTTTAGGTGGATTTGGGAACATAAGCCGCACCAATGCGAGGAAACATTGCGCCCGTTGTCGAGTTATTCCGCCGTTTATTGTTCGCATATCCTAACGAGGGGTTCGCACCCGGAAATGGCGCACGACCCCCGCAATATCAATATCCTTTGTTTTGAAATGCACAACCGTTGGGAAAATGGCGACCGTAAAAATATGCGCATTTATCCCGGAAACGTTAAGGTTATAGAATTATTAAAGAAAGAGTATCAAATTTTGAAATTATGAGCAAAGTTAGAATTACAAATAAACTGATTATAAATTCAGTAGTAGGTGTTATATATCAAATGCACCCTTATCATAACCCGGAAGGTATAAATAAAATAGTTCAAAAAATTAATAAGTGGTGCGATGAAACGCCCGATTGTAACGGGAGTATAAAAGATACATTCAAAATATTTGAATGGAACACGTGGGAAGATTTTAAAAAATGGCTTAATGATTTTTTGAATGATATTTTGGAATTTAGACAGCTAAATATATCACGCAAATTGAAAGACGAGGGAATTAAAGACATTGATGATGAAAGAAACAGCGGAATAAGGTTTGTTGATAGATATACGGTAGAAACACAAGATGAAAGATATACAGATTTTATTGATTTAGATGCTTGTGTAAGAAATATAGTAAGGCAAATAGACGTAATTCAACAAATGGATGAAGATTGTTTTCTTTGCAAGTATGCGAAAGAATACGGTTCTATGGAACCGTCAGAATGTGAACAATGTAAAAATTGTCTTTGTAACCCAAAAATAAGATATAATAGGGAAACGCACCCTATGGCTTTAAAACCTAAAAAAGATTGGACAGAAGAAGAAAAAGAAAAATATAAATTATGAGAACGAAACAAAGAACACCCGATTACGGGGCAATTTCCCGCCGTTCAATCCAAAATGATTTTAAAAGGATACAAAGGTGCCCGGAAAGGAAGAAACGCCCGCAAATCGAAAATCTGCCCGAAATAAATGCAGAAAGACGGGTTTTGTTTGTTGACGAAAATTCAGGTTATTACAAATTGCGTTCTTTCATTGTTGGTAAATTGGTTCGATTAGTTCAAAAATCAAGCGTCGGCGGTTGGGTTTGTGAGTTCGTACACGACGACGACCGAAAAGCGATAAACCATGCCGCCGGATGGTCGGACAATAAGAAACAATATTTGTTGGATTGCGTAAAATTCAAGTGACATGAAAATAAAATCAAAAACCGGATATAAAATTGCGTTATACACGTTCGTGACGTTAACGGTTGCGTCTTATATGTGGGCGTTGTATAGTATCATTGTTTGGATAATTAAAGCGTTTTTTGTATGAGTGTAAACAAGGTTATTTTGATGGGACATACCGGGAAAGCCCCGGATTTTAGGGAGTTCGACAACGGGGGTTGCGTGGCGACCTTTTCGTTGGCAACCACGAAACGAGGTTATACCACAAAGGACGGGCGGCAAATCCCGGAGCGTACCGAATGGCATAACGTCGTATTGCAAAACGGGTTGGCAAAGGTCGCCAATCAGTACGTCAAAAAGGGCGACAAACTGTATATTGAGGGCGAATTGAGAACCCGGAGTTATGACGATGCGCAAGGCGTCAAACGGTATGTTACCGAGATAGTCGCAACCGATATGGAAATGTTGGCCCCGAAAGCGACCGGAGCCGGGGCGCAAGTACCGCCGCCGCCCGTGCCGGATGCACCCGCCCCCGACGGAAACGACGATTTACCATTTTAAGCCGTTGACGATATGGGAGCGATAAACGGACGGGTTATTTACAGCCCAAAAGGTAAAGCCGGGGAATACGCCGAGAACGCCGCCAATTTCTTTGTCGGTTGTTCCAACGGTTGTACTTACTGTTATTTGCGCAAAGGTCGTGGCGCAAAGGTATTGGGAGGCAGTCGCCCGGAGTTGAAAAAGACGTTGCGGGAATATCCATACGCTTTGGATATTTTCAAAAACGAATTGTTGGCGCATAAGGAGGAATTGCAGAAAACGGGGTTATTCTTTTCGTTCACGACCGACCCGTTGTTGCCGGAAACGGAACGGTTGACCCGTCAAGCGGTCGGCGTATGCCAACGCCACGGCGTCCCGGTTAAGATATTGAGCAAATGCGCCGAGGGGTTGAACCGCTTCATTGATTTTGCCGAGGCGTCCGAGGGTTGGGACGTGTCCCGTATCGCTTTGGGCGCAACGTTGACAGGTTGCGACGAATTGGAGCCGAACGCCGACCCAAATACGATGCGGGTTAATGTGTTGGCACGGGCAAAACGCCACGGGTTCCGCACCTTTGCAAGCGTGGAGCCAATCCCGCCGGGAATGTACGACCGGGCAATTGGGATAATCAGATTGTCGTATCCGTTCGTTGACCTGTATAAAATCGGGTTGCAGAGCGGCGGCAAATATCCGAAACGGGAAATACGATTGATTTACGACACAATTACGGAACATTGGGAGGGACGCCCGGAACAACCCCGTATCTATTGGAAAGATAGTATTGTTAATCCGTTGGGGATTGACCGGGGAGAATTGCCGGGGTATTGTGTCCCTGTTAATTGGGATTTGTTTAATAATGAAAAGTGAAATACGGGTTGAGATTCCCGCCGATTGCCGATTGGTCGGAGTAAGGACGGACGGCGATGTTGTCGTTATCATTTACGAGCCAATCCAAAACGTCCGGCAAATTGGATTTATCCATTACCCGGAACCCGACGACGAAACCGAGGAACCCGAAAATAAAAAGTAAATATGCAGTACAACAATAAGGATTACAACCCGGAAAGGCACGACCGTTGGCGTGCGTTGACCGTAAAACAGCCATACGCAAATGATTTGGTAACGGAGGCGTACAAGGACGAAAACGGTATTGTTTACGGGAAAAAGACAATTGAAGTTAGGAGCAAAAACACGTCATACCGTGGCGACGTGCTGATATGTTCCGCAGCGTCCCCGGTTTATCCGGGAATGGAAAGCGGCGTTACTTTGGGATTGGTTGAGTTGTACGACGTAAAGCCGATAAAAGAGTTTACGCCGGAGGATTGGGAAAACACCCGGATTCCAAAGGAAAAGAGGGCGAAAATAACAAAGGGGTACGGGTGGTTGATGCGCAACCCCCGCCGGGTTATTGAATTTCCGGTTAAGGGGCAATTGGGGATTTACAATTTGGTTTATACCAAAGATTGTATATTGCCGTACCCCGTGGCAATGGTAATGGATAAAAAGGGTTATGAATTAGCAAGAAAGGAGGCACACAATGAGTAAGGACAAACACACCGTCCAAACAGGCATACACGTTGGGCGGGTCGGCGTATATGTTTACGCCCGTGAGTATTGGCAATATCATAGTTGGCAATTTGGGGTATCCATTGATGCAATAAACGGTTACGACCGTTATGTTGATATTGAGGCGAAAATATTGTTTGTCGGCATTGGCATACGGTTTATATGGATTAAAA